AGCAGCTAACTGATCTTCATCCATCAAGTAACCATACTTATCAATTACATCAGATGGAGTAAACATGTCTGTTTTACCTACCCAGTTTCCTTGAGATATATATCTTACCTCTGGAGATTTATGATAGAATGTAATTACAGGATTCCATAATTCTACATCATAGTCATCCTCCATCATTCTGAAATGCCAAAACTCTCTGTCTGTAATGAGCATGTCTCTGAAACCTCTTTCTTCTAACTCATTCATTTTGAATCTCTCAACATCTACTTTATGTTGGTGAGAAGCCCACTGTTCAATAACAGATCTATAATCTTTTTGGAAAAACTTTTCAATTTCAGGAAGTGTCTTAAGTTTTTCTGGTGCTAGTTGTTCTTGAGCTTCAGGTGAATTTGGATCCATCCCTTGTTCTATAAGAGCAGAAATTATTTTTGTTTGAGCATCTGCCATTAAGGTTTCCTCAATCATCATTCTTTTTTGCTCAAGCATTTCATTGTATGAAATGTCATCAACAGCTCTGTAATTTAACTTAGTAGATCTTTTTGCAAATTCAGCTACTAGAACATTAATAACATTTGGAATAATTGGATAGAACTTTAACTCTAATGCTGAAGCATCTTCTTTTGTAAGTGCTTCAACAATGTCTCTCATTTCATTATTCTCCTCAATGATATAATCTGTTCTATCAATGATGCCTTTTGCAAGTTTGTAATTCTTCATTAACCTGCGGGCATTTCTTCTAATTTGTTTTAATCCTTGCCATTCTAACCAATCCAAATTCCATGCAGCCCACTGTTCATCTTTTTCTTTCTTAGAAAGAAATTGAAGAGGTTGAGTAACACTACCTAAACGGTTATGTTCAACTTTGGCTCCCTTCTTTAATTGCATTGCGTTATATACCTGCATAGCTCTTATTTAAAATTTTTGAAAGCAGATTTTCTAAACCCGCTCATTGTGTTCTTCTCATTATTTCCCATGTGTCTAAAGGGACTCTTATTTAATTTAAACAAATTTTCTGACTTTTGCAAGTTTTTGGTGCTATCATCAGTAATATGTCTTCTTAAATAACCTCTGTTAGATTCCTGAATTTTCATGAAAGATACAAGGGCTGCAAAAGATACTAGTCTATCCACGTTGACTCCATCTGAATATTCTTGCATTTCTTTAATTAACATTGGATCAGGAATCCTTTCAATACCATATTTGGTTCTTACAATTGTCCCATCAGGTTTTGTTTCAATATCTAATTCTTCTTTAGTGTATTCAATAGCATAACTTAACATGTGTGCCTTAAATAATGTACCGGTATTTTTCCATCCATACTCCTGATATACATTACCATTAGCACTAAGATCTTTTAAGAATAATATCTGACTCTTAGGTACTAGATACCTTTGTTTTCTTCTAGATATCATATACTGTATAAAGTAAGAAATGTTATTCTCAACCAGGGCCCAGGCATTATACCATTCAATAATTAACTCCAGCATTTGATGAGTTTTATTAATGTCATCATATCTACCACACCATGCTGCTACAATCTTACCTTGTTCTATGTAAGTTTCTGTTTCACCACTGGTAACTTTTGTTACTTCAACTGGGGCCTTCATTATGTAGATAGAACATAGTGATTCAGAAGTAGTTGTTTTACCTTCACCTACGGGGTCAATAGAAGCATAGTAGGTCCCAAATGATGGATTATCTATTGGTCTTTCCCAAACAACAAGACATCCTGTTTTATCTTCAGTTTTCTTATTTATAGGGAATTCCATTATAGGTCTCTTATTACTTGTTTTTACAGAAGGTTTTCCATTCTCATCTGTAGAGATATCTAAGTATTCAAAACCATAATCTTTATCTTCAATTCTTCTTTGTTGTGCAGCAAGTAAATGTGTAGGGAAAACAGATACACTTCTGTTTGCAAAAGCTTCATGAATGTTTCTAGGGTGCTGAGAGATTCTTAACTGGTACTCTTCTGGAGCAAGTTCATCTTTCCATTTTTTAAACTGCTCATTTAATGCTACTAATGCTTCTTCTACAAGTGAATTACCATAATCATCTATGTATGGCGGCATTGACCATTGCTCTGGAATAAATAAACCTGAGAGACCTGTAGTACCTTTATCATCTATCAAATCTGTTTCTACGGCATAAATATCTTTTGCTGTAGGATTCAGGATCATATCTTTTAGAGGTAAGCATTGACCTAAGTCACCCACAGATCCTGCAGCTATAAACATCCCTGTAGTAATTAAACCAGATCTCATTGCTGGTCTCATATACTCATAGGTCTGATCCATCTTAGGAGCAATCCCGGCCTCTTCATGAAAGAAGTATTTAACAGGACCCCCTACACCATTTGTTGGATCTTTCTCAAATGACATACCTTGTATGGTACCTTTAAGACCTACTTCATTCTTTCTGTCTCCTTTTCTTACCTCAATCTTCTGTTGCCACATCATGACCTTATCTGGTGACATAGGTCTATACCATGCAGTATGTTCATTTAGAAAGGCAGCATATTCTTGTAAGAATTTCCAGGATCCTTTCTCATTAATATAATCCTTAAGACTAGCTCCAATTTTAAGAGTAACACCTGCTTCAAACCATTGCTGATTAATAAACTTACCCATGTGAAAATAAGAAGAAGCAATTTGCCGTTTCTTAAGAATAGCTGAATGCTTATAACTTAACTCTGCAAGTAACTCATATAAAGCAAGATGATACTGAGCATCTCGGATCTTAGCAAAGTCAAACTTTTGTTGTTCTTTATCAAAGATTGGAAGAAAGTTTAACCACATGTAGTATTCTCTACATACAAACCATTCGTGTTCTTTATCCTTAACAATTATACCTTTTCTGCATTTAAGCTTTTGGTCATCCCAATAGTTTATGTAGTCTTTGGATTTAAAGGGAGATGCACAATATATTCCATCTTTTTTAAACTTGACTGACTCTGAAATAAATACTTCATTGGTTGTTTCGTTGAAGTTGTACTCTCCAGGTATTTTGAAAATTCTGTTAAGGATGTACTGTTTGAATTCTTCTCTAGATTCAAAACTTGTAATTGTCCATTCTCCATTGTCATAGGTTGGTATGTCTTGATAAATTTCACTCATTACATGTCATATGCTAGTCCTTGTCCTCCGCGCACCTTGCTGGATTGTTCTTCTTGTAAATCTTTATAGGCTCCTTTAAATGAAGCTCTAATTGCATCATAGTTTTTAGCTGCAGCAATTAAAGAATTAAAGTTGCCATCCCGGCCATGTGTAATAGGAGTATTTTCCATATATCTACCTAATCTATCTAACATGGTTGCAATACCCTTATATGCTCTGGATGTAGGTGTTTCATACATTCTTTCACAAAATTTTAATGCTGCAAATATTGTGTCATCCTCAGTAGAAAACTCTGCTTCAATCTCTTTTAGTATGATGTATTCTTTATCCTGTTCCGGGACAAAGAAAAAAGGATTCATATCTGGATTAGGGCAACACATATAAAACAAATACAAGTAAACTTTTAAATAGTCTTCTGGATATTCATCCATAACATCTTTTAAAGCTTTTAATGTATAACAGTGTTCTGTAGGTATTACTTTACCATTTTGAACATCAAAGAGTTTTGCAAACATTTTATTTCTTTTTAATAAAGATAGGACTTTCTTTTATATGATTAATTACAGCAATTACCTCATCATATAAATAAGGTACTGGAATTGGTGTAACATCTTTAACAATTGGATCCCCGTTATCATCTTTCTTTGCAATAGGATATCCCCAGTTATCTTTACCATCTGTTTCAAAAGTAATGTGGTGGATATATATTGTACCAGGCAATAATTTAGGATTATGCTTAAGTATAATATACATATAAATACTCAATTGTAAAGCATAGTGGTAGAAGTTACAGTCATCCAAATGAGAAATTGGATGGAGCATCTTCTCTGAAATTCCCTCCCAGTTCTTAAATGACTCCATCTTAATTTCTTTATTGGTTTTGTAGTCAATAATATTGACTCTACCATTTACTATTTCAACTAAATCTGATTGGCCACAAATGCCAGCAGACTTTAAATAAACCATATGTTCTGGATAAACACCTGGTTCAAGTTTTTGATTTGGTGCATATTTAATACCATCTCTTAATGGAAGAGGTTTAAATATTGGCACTGTAATTCCTTCTCTTTCAATTGAAGCTAAAGAACATAAATCATCTTCTCTTTGATTATGATACCATGTTCCTAAATCTGTAGCTCTCTTGGCTTCATTTGACCAAATCTCCTGAATAATAGCTGGCTCAATTCCATGCCATTTAGATCCTTGTTTTTTAGAAACAAGTTGTGCTGTCTTTTTAGCATCAAAAGGTTTCTTTAAAGAGGATACTACTGTTGTTACACTATACCAAGCAATATTATGTTCAGTATCTACACTCTTGTAACTATGATCTTGTGCGTTAAAAAATATACTCATAACTATGCATTTTCTATAATTGATTCTGCTAATGTTCTTGATGATTCATCTTCAGCTATCAGCATTTTTCTAATATTAATTACTTCTTCCTGAGTAAACTTACCCTCCATTGAAAGAATCTTTAGTCTTAAGAACTTATTGTCTGTTTCTAGTTTCTTAATTCTTTCTTCTATCTCTTTCATAGGATTCTCCCATGGATCATTGAATGGTGCATTACCAAGATATGTATTACCAGTACTATTTATTTGACTAAATAAACCATCTGTTGTTGAGCCAGGAGTTATGTTAACAGTCTTAGTAGGATCAGTAACATATATACCTGCTGTAGCTAATCTATCATTAAACTTTGACATAACTTAATCTTTAAGGTTATCTAATTCATCTTCTTTTTTCTCTGAAACTATTGATACCCATTTCTTTGCCGGGCATGCTGTAGAAAGAGCTCTTGTTTTAAATGATAATGAACACCCACATATAGAACAACATGGTTGACTTCCAGGCATTACACATTCTTTACCTTCCATGTCTTTATCTGGACACTCATTACATATCTCCATTCTTAATTGAGATACATGTTCTACAAATTCATTTTTAATAACTGTATTGGTTATTCCTTCAACTATCTGCTTCCGGTTCTTCCAAATCTCTTTTAAGTTGGTTTTCATCTTTTTGTTTTTTAAATTCTTGTTTTTTATTTTCAAATTCATCCAGCTTTTTACTTAAGTTCTCAAGACACTCTACTTTATCTTCAAGCATCTTCTTGTTATAGTATGCTCTAAAAGTAGAAGTGTCATGAGAATCTAATGCTTTAGTATACCTCTGAATTGACTTTTTAACTAAACCTGGCCGAGCAACAAATTGGCCTAACCCTTCAACATTGATCCTAGGATAAGTAAGATTTGTCAGATTATCTCTTACATTCTTATAGTATGATTGTATTAAATCTTCAACAAGTTCAACTGGAACATTAATTTCTTCTGCCAGTTCCTTATAGAGTTGATTTGATTTTTTTGGAATCATCTACCAAGAAATTTATAATCTAACAAAATATCCCCCTCAGTCTGAATCTTTAAATTGGGACTGATCATCACAATTTTTTTGTTTTTAGAATCCTTTACAACCAATGCATTTTTCTCACATTTATTGATGCAGTTTCTAACTGTTTGTTCTGATTTAAAAATTGTATATTCATCAGAAGCTTCAAAACAAAAACTAGATAATTCAATTGGTCCAATTATACTAAGCAAAGTCAAGCACTCTAGATCAGAATCACTCAATGTTATTCTATTGATATAACAATGAGTAAGTATCTGAAACTTAACAACATCTCTTTTAGACATCATTACTTTTTTCTGTACTTGATTTACTATAGCCATAATTACTGTTTTTTAAGTTTTCTGGCAACCGGTTCTGAGTCATTCATTTCAGATGGTGTTGGAAAAGGATACTCTTCATTTGGCTCTTCTTGCTCTGGTCCTTCTTCCATCTGATTCATCATCATTGCATACTGCATCTGAATACTTGCTCTCTTAAATCTTACTTCATCAATTTTCATTAAGATTTCTTCATGCTCAAACTGAGCTTTTAAATAAGGTGTTGATTCCTTATAAAATTTAAGCATCTCTTTTCTTTTTGCTTCTAATTCTTCCGGAGTAAATACTCTTTCTTGATTTGCATTTTCCATTTCTTATATATTTAAAGTTTACACAAATATACAAGAAAAGTTTAAACCAGATATATTTAAACAAAAAATCCAGGCATACAATATACCTGGACTTCTATATGTTCTATAGGTCTATCTATTTTTGATAGTAAAATTCAGAATTGTAAAAGAATAAAAGTTTCTTGATGGGTCTATCTCTATAGATAATATATCTACTAAAGATATTCTGGATCTGATTGTTATTGTCTTCCAGTTTGGTTTGTGGCTTTTCCAGCTGTTTCTAAATTTCATACAATATCATTTGATTCAATTAATGTATATGTAAAGTTGTTTCCATGTACAGCTTTTGCTCTACGGCAGATTGCCATAAACTCTTCAAAGTCTGCAGATTTTTTAAATACCTGACATCCTTCAGACCAGTTCTCTACAAAGGTTGAGTCTGCTCCAGCTTTGTGAATGTTAATTCCAAACAATCCTTCTTGTATTGACTTCTCATCATATACCATATCTTTGTTTGGATCACGGAAAACTTTAACTGGTTTATTTTGTCCTAGTGCCTCATACTTACCTGCATGAAGTCTCATGATGTGAGAATTGATATACTGACCCTCAACTAATCTAGCTACACCGGCTTTGTTACCAAACTGCATAACTCCTTTAGTTCCAGGATCTGTGGTTGCTGACCAACTATGAAAATGTTCTACACCATCAACTGTATAAGTTAAAGTTAAATGATCATCAAATAAGTTAGTTACTTTTTGACCTGTAGAAGAGTTACGTACTCCTACAATATTTAACATTAAATCTTTACCTTCAAACCACTTATGTCCTTTTGATGCAACAGCAGTTTTTACTTGAGCTGCAGTATATTTAGTAGCAACTGCTGGTTTAGAAACTACAGGCTTACTGTCTACAGTAATACCCATTTTAGCTAATGTAGCAGGTCCTACAACTCCATCTGCAGTAAGTCCATGTTTCTTTTGAAACTCAATAACAGCAGCTTCTGTTTTTGGTCCAAAGTTTCCTATTTGTTCCACACCTAATACTGCTTGAATTTTCTTAACAGTATCATTGTTGTCTCCTTTTTTAAGTACCATAACTATTCTATTTATTTTTTAAAGTATAAGTCTGCTTCTGCCTCTCTTCTTCTCACAAGACCTTTTAATGTTTTACCACCAGCTTTAACCCACTTTAGAAACTCTAATCTTATTGATTCATCATTTGGATTAGCATTTACTTTCTTAAGTAGAGTAGAAGCTTTTAAATTTGCTGGTCCCAAGTTATATGCAAATGATACTAATGCATCAAATTGATTCTGTGTAATGGTATCTACACAGTAACTATCTACATATTTCTCAAAGCTCACAAGCATGTTTGCTAACAGTTCAACAGCTTGTTCTTCTGTTATAGCTGCATCTGTCATTGTTACCTTTTTACCACCTGGATAAAAAGTAGCTCCGTATCCAATTGTAGGAACACCTGCAGAACATTTGTAAGGAGCTGCTCTGAACCCTTCAAATGTTTTAATCATCTCAATTCCTGCTTTCCCTGTTTTTGTAATTTTCATATTAACCTACTTCTTCTTCGTTAGTACTTTCTTCTTCTTTTGTCTTCTTATTTAAAGACATGATTCTGCCTGCTGTAGTAATTCCAAATGCTCCAAGAGTAATGATCATAAAGCCATCAAAGATGAACTCTTTAATTACCAATTCTTTACCCCAAATACCTGTAACTACATCAACTATTAAAATAAATACCATAGCAAAGAATGCTACTACTCCTACAAATGATTGCTCATTTATTTGGTTGTTATCTGAGACAAGCTCTTTAAAAATCTTTTTCATATCCTTTTATTTTTTTTCTTTACCACCTTCCTGAGTAGCATACTTGATACCCATGATTGTACCAACTATAGAGAAGGCATTTGTTAATAATACACTAAACATGTTACTCCATGTTGAACCAATAATCTGTGTGTCTTGATTTGTTATAATAGCTATCCAGTATAATACTGTTGTTACAACTCCAACCCCAACTATAACAGACAATGCAACTTTGACAATAATTTTTATCAGCTCACTTTGACTTTTTTTCATCATTACATCTAAGTCATTTAAAGCTGCATCCTTTTCTATCTCTATTGAGTTTTTCAGTTTTTGAGAATTCTCAAGTTCTATTTGTAAGTTTTTTGTAAGATCATCTATTTTTGCCTTGTTAGTTACAGCTTCAGTAACATCAGTTGCAATTTTAACTACATCTGTAATATTTCCTTTGCTGTCAAATACAGGATTGTAAGATGCTTGAAGATAAACAGTAGAACCATCTACTTTTTTTCTTTCAAAGATTCCATCAAAGTACTTACCTTTTCTTAAGTTTTCCCAGAACTTAACATATTCATCAGATTTAGAATACTCATAACTTACAAAAACACTGTGATGTTTTCCAATAACTTTAGATTTTTCATTGCCTTTATAACCCATAGTTTCTAAGAATATAGAATTCACATCTGTTATAAACCCATCAATGTTAAAACTAATCAGAGCAGTGCTTCTGTTAATGGCATCTATTTGTTTTTTGCTGTTGACAATTATACTTATGTCAGTAGCAATTTTCATTATCTTGGTGATCTTACCCTCCTCATTTAAAATAGGATTATAAGTTGCTTGAAGATTAATAAGAGTTCCATCTTTTTTTCTTCTTTCAAACTCACCTGTGTAATACTTACCACTTCTTAAAATGTCCCAAAACTTTTCATACTCAAGTGATCTAGAGTAATCATCACATACAAAAATGCTATGGTGTTTGCCAATGATGTCTTCATGATTACCCTTGCCATAACCCATTACCTCCAGAAAAATGTCATTAACACCTGTAATGATGCCACCAAGATCAAAGTAAATAATTGCATTACTTCTATTGATAGCTTCAAGTCTACTTAATAACTCTTCTTTTGGTAAATTTTTCATTGTAGTTTATTACTAAACTTGATCACTTATTATTTTTTTTTTGATAAGTGTTTAAGAATCCAAGAACCAACTTTAGATCCTACTTTTTCTAGTACTTTGTTATCAGACTGTACTGTAACTTTAGAACCTTCTGCAGTTTTAGTAACTTCAATATCTAATTTCTTAGTATCAATTTTAACATGTTGTTCTGTTTCTGTAGCCTGTACTTCTACATCAACTTTAGGTGTATCAATAACTACATCTAAGTTTTTGTTATCTTTCTTAACATAAGCTCTTTTAGTTTTTGTTGTTACTTCTAACTCAACATTAACTTCTTTTTTCTTTGCCATTTTTATTTTTTTAGTTATTAAAATTTAGTAATCTATTTCAAACTGTCTGTTGAATTGTCAACATCTTCTTCTGTATTTGTTGGTTGGTCAATTGTCAGTTGGGATAATGTAGCAGCTACTGTTCCTGCTGTAGCTAAATAACCTGCTGCTGTGACTAATGCTGCTGGTAAAGTTACTGGAGCTGCAATAATTACTCCTGCCACTGCTCCGGCAACTATTGCTATTCTTTGCACCTTTTTCCAAAAGCTAGGGGTTGGTGCATCCCATCTTTGTTTTAATTGCTTCATTTATTTAGTATAAATTGCTTCACTGCATCTGACAGCTCACTTACATTCTTTGCCAGATTTTTTATCTCTAATTGAGTAAGCTCTTGGATAGCTTGGTATTTTAATTCAGAACTCTGTTGTACTAGTTCTATTTTTCCTTTTAGTTTACCTAATTCTTCAGCTCTTTTTTGATCAGTTTGCATTAAAAGCTCTATGTCTTTTCTTGCATCCAAATATGCTGTTCTTAAAAAAAATCCGAAAATAGTTAATATTGTTCCGGATATAAAAAGTATTAAAGTTAAAACCCAAGTTTCCATACTGCACAAATAAATAATTACACTATAATATACAAAAAAATTTTGATATAAGTATAATTACTTAGTTTAAATCTATAACAACCTCATAACCTTGTTGTTCATAAGCAATCTTAGCATACTTATGAGCTATATCTAAAGATTGTGTTTCATTAGGTTCTAAATTAACCATTAAAGAGCGTGATTCAACGTCTGTGAACACTACTTTATTCTCTTCAAATGTTTGCTTACTTACATAAGTTACAATTCCTATCTCCAAAGTAGTACCATTTGCACGTCCTACAAACTCAACACGACCATAAATTTCTGGGATTGTAATGTCAGTTCCCGATAATTTAATTTGTTTTTCCTCTGTTTCTTTAATTAAAATTGCCATTGTTTTATTTTTTTTGCTAAATTAATAATTAATTTTCTTCTATCCATAATGTAATTAACATACTTACTTGCGTAGGTTCTGTTACTACGTTACCAATAATTGCTTGAACACAAATTTCATCACCCTCATTTACTGATGCACTTATTGTATATAAGTTATTTGTTGCGAAAGGAGCTGTTCCAAAATACAAGTTTGTTGTTGTGATTAAAGTATTTACATTTTGTGTTTCATTTCTAAGTTGAAAAGTGGGAGATGGAGAAGCTGAAGAAGAAACGCCATTTACATTAGTCATTATACTAACTTTTTTTATTACACCTTTCTTTGGAACAGCAACCCTTCTACTTACTGCATTTGTGAAAGAAGGAAGAGCATAAGTTAATCCACCAATATTCCAAGTAGTATTTCTTAGCATTGTATTTGAAGAATGTCCTAAAGTTAGGGTATAACCAGATGGTACAATTGTAGAAGAAGCTAAAACCCCTAAGTTAGTAAGAGCATCTGCAATGCCTTGTGGATTTGTAACCGCTGTATTTTGATACAACTTAATAATAGAACCATTCTCTGTTCTAAAATGTGGAGCGGCATTTCCTGTTGTTATATCTGCTGAATATTGTTGGTAAGCATCAGTAGGTGAAGAGCCGGGAGCCGTTCCAGTGTATTGAGCTAAAACTTTATCTGAACTCGTACCAAAAGACGTACCCCCAATAGCTACATTTCCACTTGTTGAATTAAATATAACACTTCCAGTAGTTGCTTGAATTGCTATATTTGTTACGCCCGTAGTTGATGTTAATGTTGGATTATAATATAAACCTCTTACTATACTTGTCCCACCCGTAACATTAATTGTCGGATCAATAGTTAGCATTCTTGTGTCACTTGTACTTCCAGTAGTGTGTGAAATACCGTTTGCAATTCTTACAAGATTACGAGTAGCATTTGCTGTATTATAAGAGTTTAAAGCAGATAAGTAAATTGCATTTGTTGCATCTCTACCACCAGCAATAGTTAATTCACTAAGATTACTAAAAGCAAACCAAGCATTAAATAAAACACTACCACTTTCTTGAACTCTAAATCTTTCTGTTGTAGTATTCCAAACACTAAATGAAGCTCCGCTTCCACCTAAGTTAGAAACAATCCTTTCAGCACCTGCAACATCTAAAGCAACAGTTGGACTTGTTATACCAATACCAACCCTACCACTTGTAGAACCAAATATAACATCTCCAGTAGTTGTTTCTATTGCCCTATGTGTAACACCAGTCAAGGATGTTAGTGTTGGGTTGTAATATAAACCTCTTATTGTACTTGTTCCACCAGTTGTATTAATTGTAGGGTCTATTAATAAAACATTTCCTGTTGTAGTTCCTACTGACATGTCAGCCGTTGGACTTATTCTAACAGCATTCAATGTAGAAGTAAGACCAGCACCATCATTTCTCCAAGTTTTTGTTTGTAATGTTATACCGGTTCTTGTATCATTAGATTGAACTAATGCAATATTATTAATTAATAATCCTGTAGCATTACCAATATTAGACGTAACTGATGTCCCTAAATTAAGTGTATTTGGAATACTAATAGAACCATTTAACGTAATTAAATTAGTTGGTCCAAATGTAATATTCTCGATACCTGGTCCACCTGTAATTACATTAGTGCCATTTGCAGTTTTTGATATTGTTAAACCAATTCCTGTAAATGCTGTGTTATCTATTTTTACAGAACCATTAACATCTAATCTAGCAATTGGTGTTGTCACACCAATACCAACATTACCACTTGTTGATCCAAAAATAACATCACCTCTTACAGTTTCAATAGCTCTATGTGTACCAGTATATGTTACTGAAGATGGGTTATAATAAAAACCTCTTGCTACTCCTGCATAGGTACCGCTATGGTTAACTGAATTAGTTATGACAATAGAAGAATAATCAGTTGTTCCAGAAGTAGCTGTTTCTAGTTGTGTTACAGTAAACCCGACTTGTTCAAGTGTAGAAGTTACTTGAATTTTTCTTGCTGCAATAATTGCTTGTTCAGTATTAATTACGTTAGTTGGACCAAATGTAAAAATACTTCCTATTCCACCTGGAGACGATGTTCTTATTCTCCAACTATTAGCAGCAAGAGTTTCAAAAACAAGCGCACTTGTAGAAAGAGGGCTAGACATTCTTATATTACCATTAACATCTAATGTAGTTGTAGGAGTTGCATTATTAATACCTAACCGGTTATTAGTATTATCCCAAAATAAATTTGCACTTTGAGACAATTGATTTGAAGCATTTTGAAAGAATACACGTCCAGCAGTCCCTGAATTTATTGCAGTTGAATTAACTATTAAATCAGTTGGTATTGTCCAAGTTCTGTCAGCACTTAAATCTTGTGTAGTTCCATTTATTGTAATATTTCTTGATGTTGGAACACCACCTAAACCACTTAATGTTTGATCTCCTGTATTTGTTCCAGATAATGTTATTCCACTATCTTTAATTATTTTACCAGTAGTTCCGTCAAAAAATGCTACATTATTATTTACTGAACTTGCAGGTCCTGATACAGCACCTATAATATTTTTTTGAATTATATTCCAATTGTTACCTACAGTAGCTTGATTACCAGAAGGTGATCCATCTGTATTACAGATAATCATGTCACCTACTTCAACATCAACACCAGAAGCTCCACCTATTTTTCCTGCAACACTTGCAATATACATCCAACCTGCATCTGCTGCTGGATAATTAGGATTTGCAGAGCAATCTATAGTTCCTTTATAAACAAGAGCATTTGCATTACCTAATAAATTATCTGCATAAGTTTTAACAGCATTTTGAGTAGGATATAATGTATCACTTGTTCCTAATGAAGTGTTTGTTGATTTATTAGCAACATCCTCCGGAGTAAATCCTAATGCATTCTGCTTTGCAGAAAAAGTATTAAAATCTCCTGAACTTAAATATCCATCTGAACTAGCTGTAGCTTGAGATATACTAATAGCTGGTGTTATACCTCCTGAAGAAGCTATGGGAGCTGTTCCTGTTACATTAGTTACTACTCCAGTTGGTATTGTTTGATTAAGAGTTGTTAAACCTACTGAATAATTTGTAGAACCCTCTGTATAAAATGTAATTGAGTTAGTAGTAGAATCTGTATTAGTTACTTTAACTTTAACTACTATTCTATCTGTTGTTAATACAGTTGATGCAGGAAATACACCATCCGTAAGAATCATAGTTGGTGAACCTGTAAGTGATGATGTAGAAAGTTGATCTGTTGTTAATAACAATGTCTCTACTCCCGCCAAATTTCTTTTATATACTTCAGTAAATATATTCCATGTATCACTTAATGTTCCTGAAAAATGTAAGTAAAAAGACCATAATCCTCCAGGAATGTTTGTAGTACCTGGAACACCAGTAGCTGTTTGAAAAGATTGAATTGTTGCTGTTGTACCTGATGCTACTGAAGTTACAATAGTTTGTTCAGCCGCACTTGTAGGTATAGAAGAAAACTCTTTATATGGTGTTTGATTTACGGTTTGATTTAAATAATATGTAGTAGTACCAGATCCTCCTGTAATATTTACTGTAACATCATTATTTGTTGAACTAGCAATTACACCAGAACCCGTAAAATTTATACTATTTACATCAGAAGTGATTAATACATTTTCTTCTTTGATGCTAATCTTTTTCTTAATGTTAATTTCTGAACTCATTTGTAATAATTTATAAACATTAAATATTTTATCTGCTTACTTCTTCCCAGTCTATTGATACATAAGAACCTAAAACTCCACCAATTGCATCAATTGCCATTTCAACTACTAGTTCAAAAGCTGTTCCTGTAAAAGTGTTTCTTTCCAATTGAGTTGAGAATAAAGCTTCTTTTAATATATTAATACTTGGAGAACCTTGATTAGATGAATTAACATATCCTTGAGCTAATACTCTACCACCCGTAACAGATGCTCCTGTAAGGTTGTATTCTACAGATGAATCTGCGCTTGCTGGATTCCAAGCTCCACCTGTTATTGTAGCTCCATTTACAACTCTCCATGCATAGTTTTTACCGTTACCTAATCCTAATATAGATACTGCTGTGACTATAGCTATAGCATCTAATGTAGTAGCTTTAAGTCTAATTCCTACAGCTGGATAATAAGTTCCTGCAACTGCAAATGTCATAGGAGCAGTAATAGGAGTTCCAACTGCTAGCTGTGCACCTCTTAATTCATATCCACCCTCAGATATTGCAGTAGAACAAACTTGTTTTAATGTACTTGGACTAGCTGTTACTCCTGTATTAGTTATCTCATATCTAAGTGGTAAGGATGCTGTTGTGAT